ACAACATCAGATACAACATTTAGTTTCACTTTAAGAGCTACAGATGCTCAAGGTCAAACTGCTGATAGAGCATTTACAATAACAATTAATTTAGGAGCTAACAACTCTGGACAGTTTAACTAGGATAATATTATGGCAAACAGTTATTTAGTACGAACACCATCATCAGCAGGGAATAGAAAAACATTTACTATTTCAGTTTGGGTAAAAAGGTCAAAATTAAGTTATGATTATGCTTATATGGTTACTGCTGGAGAATATAATCAAGACCAAATGGCACAATTTAAATTTGATTCAAATGACCAATTTAATATATCTGGTTATGCTTCAAATGGAAGTAAGGATTTTAGGCTTCATACAAATAGAAAATTTAGAGATACTTCAGCTTGGTATCATGTAATGGCTGCTGTTGATACTACACAAGCGACAGCTTCAAATAGAGTAAAAGTTTATGTAAATGGAGTTCAAGAAACTTCTTTTTCTGAAGCAACATATCCATCACAAAACTATGATACAGCAATTAATTCTGCTGTAGATAGTCTTGTAGGTTTAAGAAAAGGCACAAGTAGTTATTTTGAGGGTTATTTAAGCCATGTTGCAATAGTGGATGGTGCAGCATTAGCACCAACAGTATTTGGTGAAACAGATTCAACATCAGGTATTTGGAAATTTAAATCACCATCTGGTGTTACTTGGGGTACTAATGGTTTTCATTTAAAATTTGAAAACTCTGGTGCTATGGGTACAGATAGTTCTGGTAACTCAAACACATTTGCAGTTAATGGAAATTTAAAACAATCACTTGATACACCATCAAATACTTATGCTACATTAAATCCTAATGATGTAATGAATGGTGGTACTGGAATTTTAAAACCAACATATTCAAATGGTAATTTAACTATGGCTAATGGTGTTGATGATAACAGACAAGCATTTGCAACTATCTCTCCTGAAACTGGAAAATGGTATTATGAAATGAAAATAGATGCAGCACCCTCAAATGGTCATAGAATAGGTGTGTTTTTTGGTAATAATAAAACACATAATGGTAGTTATTATTATGGTGCAAATGCTTTTTACATACATCAAAATGGACAAATATATTACAATGGCTCATCAACAACTTATATGTCATCATATACAGCAGGAGATATTATAAGTGTTGCATTAGATGTAACTAATGGAAATATTTATATGTCAAAAAATGGTGGTGCAAGTGATAGCACATGGTCAGATGGTAGTGGTAATAACAACCAAGCATTTCCAGGAACTAGCATTAATGGTAAATTAAGTGCATCTTGGATTAGTGGTGCAGCTACTCCATTTTTTGATGTTTATGGAAATGGTGATAAACAAAGCATAAACTTCGGCAATGGATTTTTTGGTACTACACCTATTAGTTCTGCTGGTTCAAATGGTAATGGAAGTTTATTTGAATATGATGTACCATCTGGATACTACGCATTAAATACAAAAAATATTAACACTTATGGATAACAAATAATATGGCATACTCATCAATTACAAAACCTAGCTTACATTTTAATACTAAACTTTATACAGGTAATGGTTCAACAAATGCTATTTCATCTGTTGGTCATCAACCAGATTTAGTTTGGTTGAAAGAAAGAAGTTCTGCAGGTGCAGGTCTTTTATTTGATGCAGTTAGAACAGCTACTAAATTTGTTAGAAGTTCTGATAGTGCTGCCGAAGTTACAGCAGCAGATACTTTAACAGCTTTTAATAGTGATGGATTTACTTTAGGTGCAGATGCTTCAAATTATGCAGCTAATCAAAATTCAGAAACATATGCATCATGGAACTGGAAAGCAGGTGGTGGTCAAGGTTCATCAAATACTGATGGCTCTATAAACACTACTTACACTTCTGTTAATACTACAGCAGGATTTAGTATTGTTAAATATACAGGAAATCAAACTTCTGGTGCTAGTGTAGGTCATGGTTTGGGAGTAGCACCAAAAATGATTTTAGTAAAAAGTTTATCTGAAGCTCATGCTTGGAGAGTATATCACAAATCAGTAGGTGCAACTAAAGAATTATACTTAAATTTAACTAATGTACCATATACAGCAACTAATGTTTGGAATGACCAAGAGCCAACTTCTTCTGTATTTTATTTAGGAAATAATGATAGTGGAACAAATAAAAGTGGTGTGACTTATGTTGCCTACTGCTTCGCAGAAAAAACTGGTTATAGCAAGATTGGTTCTTATACTGGTAATGGTTCTACTGATGGAACATTTACATATTTAGGATTTAAACCAGCTATGATTATTATTAAAAGAACTGATACAGCAAAAAATTGGTATCTTCATGATAGTAAAAGAGATGGATACAATAATGATAATCCTTATTTAAGTCCAAATTTATCAGCAGCAGAAACTGGTGGTACAGAAATAGATATATTATCAAATGGTTTTAAATTAAGAGCAAGTGGTACAGGTCATAATGAAAGTGGTGGAACATACATCTACATGGCTTTTGCAGAAGAACCTCTTGTAGCTAATGTAGGTGCTTCAATACCAGCTACTGCAAGATAATTATGGCTAATGTCTATAAAAATTCTATGTTTGATCTGACAACGACAAACAAAACAACTGTATATACTTGTCCAACTAACAGAACTGCATTAATTAAATCAATACAGATTACAAATATTCACTCTGGTAATATTGAAGTATAAGCATTTACTACAGATAGTTCAGCATCTAATGCAGAGCATGAAGTGGCACATATTAATTTAGCATCTAAAACAGTAGATAATCTTGTTAAAGGAACTATGGTTTTAGAATCAGGTGATACCTTAAAAATAAAAGCAGGTTCTGCAAATAACATAGCAGGGATAGTAAGTTATTTAGAAATATTTGACGAAAAGAGTGCTTAATTATATATTGTTATTAAGCATTTTTTAATGTATTTATGAATTTAGTACAAATACCAATTAAAGAACTTGATAAAGTTTGGTCATTAGTAGAAAAAGATATTAAGTCTGCTTTAGCTTATTCAAGTCAACTTACCGATTCAGATTTTGTTTTACAAGTTGCTAGAGAAAGCAAATTTCAAATTTGGGTTATCTGGGATAAAGATAAACAAAAGACGATTGATAAGTATTTTGGTGTTGTTGTAACAGAGATAATACAAAGAAAACTTGGTAAAGTTTGTAATATCTATATTGCAACTGGCAGACAAAAACATAAATGGCAACACTTAATTAATGATATTGAAAAGTTTGCTAAAGAACAACAATGTAAAAAAATGGAAATAATTGCTAGACCAGGTTGGCAAAAAGTTTATAACAATTATGGGTACAAAAGAACCCATGTTGTTTTAGAAAAAGAAATTAAACAAGAGGAGAATACATGAGTTTTGGAGGAGGATCATCTGGAGGAAATCAAGCAACAACACAAGGTGTAACACCTTACGCAGCAGCCGAACCAGCATTAGGACAAATACTTTCTGAATCTACAAATCTTTATGGTCAAGGTGTAGGTGCAACTGGATATGTACCACCATCACAACAGACATTAACAGGTTTAGCTGGACAAGAAACAATGGCAAATGCTGCACAACAACAATTAGCAGCAACTCTTGGTGGACAATATTTAAATCCTTTTCTTTCACCTTTAATTCAAAAATCAGCAGCAGATATTTCAACTGGTGTTCAATCACAATTTAGTGGTGCAGGTAGAACTCCAACAAGTCCTATGGCACAACAACAAGCATTAGCTCAAGTTGCACAAGCTGCATTACCTTTAGCATTTCAATCTTATGGACAAGAAAGATCAAGACAACTTGGTGTTGCATCACAAGCTCCAACTTTAGTTCAGACAGGACAACAATTAGAAGCATTGCAAAGACAACAACAACTTGCTCCATTACAAGCATTACAACAATATGCAGGAATAGTTTCACCTATTGCATCTGGATTTCCAGTAACAACTGCACAAACACAATCACAAGCTAATCCTTTTACAACTGCATTAGGAGGTGCATTGGTTGGTGGAACATTTGGAGAGGGTAGAGGTGCTTTACTTGGTGGAATTGGTGGATTATTAGGAGGGTTATTATAATGGATAAAATTAATAAAATTATTTATGACATTCAAACTAAAATTAAAAACAAACCTTCAACACACATTTTTGTTTTATATATTTTAGTTGCAATCGCAATAATTATATAAGGAGATATTTATGGGTGGAGGTAGAGATGCTTCACAATCTGATTTTGGAGGATCATCATCAGGAGGATATTCTGGTGGTCAAGGTGGAGGCAGAGATGCTTCTCAACCAGATTTTAGTCCACCTAGTGCTGGTGGTAATAATGATAATAAAGATCCTACAGTACAATATCAAAACACACCACCACTTTCACCTGAAGCAAAAGAAGCATTAGCAGCACAAAGACAAAAAGCTCAATATGAGATTAGTCCTATGACTGATCCTAAAAATAAAGCTATTGCTTTAGGATTAAATTTACTTGTACCTTTTGGTGGTACTCTTTTTGGTGCTTATAAAAATGCAACAGCTATGGGATATAGTGTTCAAAATCCTTTTGCAGGTATATTTGAAGGGGGTGAGCCTACATTAGAAGATATTGAAAATTTAAGAGGTGATGGAGATAATAGAGATATACAAACACAGGTTATTTCTCAAGCTCCTTTTGCAATAACACAAACAGAAGCAACACCATCAATAGTTAATGAGTATTTTGCTAATTTAAACATAGGTCAACAAGCATCTTCTGATTTGCAAACAAGGTACAATAGTGCTAAAAGTAACATTACCAACATACTAAACTTAAAATCTGTAGAAGATCAGTATGGATATGTTGCACAACCAAACCTATTAAACTTAAATTTAAAAGGATTAATATAATGTCATTATTAAATAATTTAAAAAGATACCTTTATGGTTCACCAGGAATGGATTATGGACAAGTTGGAACTCAAGGATTACTTGGAGAAAGTGGATCAATGGGTGGTGGATTACTTCAAGACAATTTTTCTAAAATGAATAATGTTGAAGGTGGATTATTAAGCAATATACCTGAAGGTGCTTTATTAGGTGCTGCTTTATATGGTCAAGGTTTAAAAGGTAAAGACCCATTAGAAAGTGCTTTTCCAGCAGTAACACAGGCTGCACAACTTAAAAAATTAACTACTCCTGCTAAAACTGAATTACAAAAAAATTTAGAAGCTGCTGGTTATAAAGCTGGAAGTGAAGAATATAAAGCTGCTTTAAATGCTTATCTTAATAAAGGAAAAACAAATACATTATCTAAAGAAGCATTAACCTTGTATAAACAAGGACAAGCTGCTGGTGATGATTTTAATAATTGGTTTGATGGTTTAAATAAAGCTGAAAAAGATTTATATAATAAACAAGTAAAACCTAATTTAAATTCTTTACAAGCAGCATTTGAATTTGTTGAAAATCAAGAAAAAAAAATATTAGAAACAGCACCTCCTATACCTATGATGGATGGTTCTCTTGATGTAAGTAAAGTAACTCCAGGAATAGTATATAATTTAAATGGTCAAGCAGTTGTATATGATGATAAGTCAAAACAATTAATACCATACAAAAAATATCTTGAATCACAATAGGGAGTAATATGGCTACCCTAGAAGAAATTAATAAAAAACTACTAGAAACTGAAAGCAGTAATCAAAATACAAATATAGAAGAACTTAACAAAATTCTTGCAGAAGAAAATAAAGAAGAAGATTTTGTTTCTGCTGAAGAAGCAGGTATTAAAATATCTCCATTAGAATTATTATCCAAAGATGCTGATAAAGATTTAATAGATCAGATAAAAGAAAAAAATAAAGACATCAAAAAAGAATTACCTAAACCAGGAAGTTTAGAAGAAGTAAATGCAGGTATAAAAATAATGGAAGGTTCTATATTAGATGGTGGAACTTTAGAACCAGACATAGAAGAAATAATTGAAAAAGAAGGTTATTACAGTTGGGAAAATTTTAGTGAAAATTTATTAAAAAGAACTTTTGGAGGAGCAATAAGAGATACTGGTCAAGCAACTGTAGATTTTACTAATTATTTAGGTGAAAAATTTTTTGATGAAAGACCTTTAGAAAATGTAAAGTTTGATAAAATAAAAGAACCAACTTATTTTGGTGGATCATTTTCAAGAGATTTAGCTGGGTTTGCAATACCATTTTTTGGTTTTACTAAAGCTGCGAACAGTTTAAATTTAATTACAAAGATACCAAAAGCTACAACTAAAGCAGGAGCATTCAGTCAGTTTGTTGCAAAAAATACATTGATTGGAGAAGTTGCAGCTCAATTTTCTTTTTCACCTTATGAGGCAAGAATGTCAAATCTTGTAGAAAGTTTTCCTCTATTGGCAAATCCCATTACAGAATATTTACAAGCAACAGATCAAGATTCTGAAGATAAGGCTAGATTTAAAATGGCAATAGAAGGTGGTATAATTGGTGTTACTTTAGATTCATTATTAAGTTTTGCAGTTAGAGGTAAAAAAAATAATTTAAAAACTGAAAAAATAAAAAACAATGATGAGGCTGTAAAAAAATTTAATACTAAAAGAAAACAACTTGCAGAAAAAGTAGAAGAAGCAACTACTATTAAACCTAAATCTTTAGAAGGTGATATTGATTTAAGAAGTTTTGATAGATTAGATGATGTATCTGAAAAAATTATTAGCCAAAAAACATCCAAAAAAATAGAAGGATTTTTTGAAGATGTTTTAAAAGGTGGTAAAGTTAAAAGAAATCCTAACATTAGAATAAGCGATCAAATATATGATGTAATGACTACACCTAGATTAATTAAAGAAACTGATTTTAACAAATTACTAACTAAACATAAACTTACAGCAGATGAATTATTAGATTTTTTTAGATCAGGTGCAAGAACATCTGCACAAAATCTTAATAGATTATCACAACTATCTAAAGCCTATGGTAAATTTTTAAAAGATGGAAAAGTTTCTAAAAATTTAGTTGATGAATTAAATGCTCAAGGCATTGATGCAACTGATTTATTAAATGGAACTATGAAAGAACTTGATGGTGTTCGTAAAGCAGCTATGGTTGGAAGGTGGTCAACTGCTATGAGAAACTTTATATCTCAAACTGGTAGAGTTGGAATAGATGTTTTAAATCAATCATTTCAATATGGTGCAGATCAATTATGGCAAAAATTAAGTGGTAAAACTTTAGCAAGATCAGCAAACCCTGTAACAGCTATGCAAGGTTTTTTAAATATATTTAGACAAATTAGTCCTTTAAGACATAAAAAAGTAAAAGCTGATGTAAATAAAATATTAGCTTCATTACCAAAAGAATATGATCGTTTGTTTTTAAGATATAGTTCTGATGTTTTAAATGCTGCTGTAGATGGTGTTGCAAAAATTAAAAAATTTTCTCCATTAAATATTGCAAAAAAAGGTGCTGATCTTTTAAATTTTTTAAATAAATTTCAAGAATTTATTGTAAGGAGAGCTATATTTTTATCTTCATTAGATGCAATCGTTAGAAATAATAAAAGCATATATGGTGGTAGAACTTTAGCTGAAATAGTTAATAATCCAAATTTAATTAATAGATTAAGAAAACAAGACATAGCTGCTGCTGTAGATCATGCTTTAGAATTAACTTATGCAGCGACTCCTGAAAAAGGTATAGGTAAAGCATTTGTTGATTTTGTTAATAAAATTCCATTTACACTTTCTCTTGCAATTCCTTTTCCAAGATTTTTAGTTAATTCATTAAAATTTTTATATGAATATTCCCCATTACCAACTTTTGTAGGTGGTGTAAGAACTGTTGCAGATATACCTTTAGCAGCAATTTCTTTTACTACTGAAGGAACTTTTACAAAAAGTTTTTTTAAAAAATTAAAAAATGGTGAAACAAGTGGAATGGTTAAATCATTAGTAGGTTGGGGTTTATTTGGAACTGCTATGCAAATTAGAGATTCCAAAATAGCTGGTGAAAAATGGAATGAATTAAAAGTAGGAAATAAAAGAATAGATATTTTTCCATACAATCCATTAGCTGCATATTTATTTGTGGCTGATTTTGTAGATAGATGGCAAGATGGAAGATTGGGAACTATAACAGGAACAACAAAAGATTTTGCAAAAGTATTTTTAGGTACAAGAGGTGGTTCAGGTTTATTTCTTGTAGATCAATTATTAGAATCTATTGCAACTACTGATAGCAATAAAGGATTTAAAGTTATTAATGAATTAGTAGGTCAAATAGCATCACAATATTTTACACCATTTAAAACTTATATGGGTTTTTTAGATGCAGTAGATGGAAACATAGAAGCTGCCAAAGATACTAAAACTTCTAATTTAGATAATGCAAAATTAAATCCATTTTATTCTATTGAAAATAATTTAAAATCTATATTTAATCCTGCTGAACTTCCTGACAGAACATCTGTAACTCATGCAGTATTATCAGAGGATGGAAAAACTTATAAAGCAAGACCTATAAAAGGTGAGAGTGCAAATATTTTTGGAAAAGAAATACCATCTACTGTTTTTACAGAATTTACTGGTGTTACAATTAGACAAGAAAAAAATTCAGCAGAAAAAGAATTAGATATTTTAAATTTTAGATACAATGAAATATTCAGAAGTACAGGTATTCCAGTTTTAGATAGAGCATTTAAAAATGTATTTGCTCCTAAAATACATTTAGGTTTATCAGCATTAGTAGATTCTACTGGTTATAAATCTTTAGATATTAATATGAAAAGATTAGTTATAAAAGAATTTATTAAAGGTGCTAGAAAAGAAACTATGGAAGAATTACAAGGTGATGCAAGTTTAGTTCCTTATTTAATGGAATATAGTTTTTCTAAAGTACCAAAAGATCAAATGAAAATTATACATGATGCTATTGGTAAAGATTATTTAAATAATTTAATTAAGGAGTTTCAAAAATAATGCCAACACAATCTCAAAAAAATTCTCAAGACATAATTAAATTACAAGGTGAATTAAAATTAGTACATCAAAAGATTGATACCATTAAGGACAATCATCTAGCTCACATGGATGAAAAAATAAATAACATATATAAGATATTATGGTTCGTAGCTGCATTAAGCATATCAAGTCTAGTCAATCTAGTCTTAAGTCTAATCAAATAGATATTTCTGCAAGACAAAAGAAAACATCTATTAAAGGTGTGGTGGGTGAATATGAAGCTATTGCTAATCTAACAAAACAAGGATTTTATGTAGCAAAAAGTTGTGATCCTGCCTGTCCATTTGATATTGTTATAGTAGATAAAGATGGTAGAATACAACTGCTAGACATAAAAACAAATACCTATAGAAAAACAAACAAAGGTAAAAGTTTAAAAAACAAACCTAAAGGTTCTTACAGAATATGTAGAAGTCCTACAAAAGAACAAAAAAAATTAGGTATAAAATTAATAATGGTAGATTATGAAAAATAAACCACTTAACATATCTGAATCGGCTGCTGTGCAAATGCCAATGAAAACAGTTGTTAGTTTAATTATTCTAGTAGCTATGGGTGTATTTGCATACACAGAGCTAACTTCAAGATTAGTATCTTTAGAAACTTCAAGAGAATTGTTTGAAAATGATTTGCTTAAAAAATCAGAACAAGTGCCTGTAGATCAAGAGCAACATTTTTTATTAGAGGATCTTTATAAGTCTGTAGAAAAAATGGAAGAAACTCAAGAAATGAATATGACTAACAAAGTTAATATAGAATTTTTAAGAGATCAATTAGAAAAAGCATTAAGTGATATTGAAGATTTAAAAGATAAGGTTAGAGCAAATGGAAAGAGTTACTAGAAAAATAGTTGAGTACATTAGTGATATGGAAAGAAAAACAAAGCAAATGAACTTTGTAAAAAATTTAAAAAAAGAAGTAGAAACTGGCAAACATGGTACACAAAAATATGTTATCAAACAAGGTCAGAACAAAGGTAAAGTATTATGATTGAAACAGTTGTAGCTTTATTAATGATAGTAAATAATGAAATTAAAGAACATAGAATACAAGTGTCTATGAGTGAATGTTTAAAGGGTAAAAGAGTAGCCTCAAGATCAATAGACAATAATGTTTCTTACCAATGTATTAAATCAAAAGCAGAATTAGAAAATAATATAGATGGTAGTAAATCAATTAAAAAATTAATATTAGAATGATGGATAAATATATATACAAAATTTTAGGTTTCTTTGATACTTGGTCAGAAAAATTAGATAAAGTATTTTTCCCACCAAAAAAGAAAAGAAAAAAGAAATGCAAAGATTGTAAATGCAACTGCCATTGTAAAGAAGAATTACATACACATTGGTATGATGGTGATCTTTGTGCTTGTGATAACTGCAAACATTAAGGATTTTATGAGGTGTAATTATGGAGAGATTTATGATAATACTAGAATGTTTATGCAGAAGATTATATGGTCTTGTTTGGAGATGGAGAATAAGATTAACAACAAACTTGGAGAGAAAAAATGTACGAAGAACTAAAAGAAGAAATTAAATTATGTGAAGGTTATGTTCCAAAGATTTATAAATGTTCAGAAGGATTTGATACTATCTTTTATGGACATAAGATAACACCTGATGATGATTATGAAAGTGATATAGAATACACTAAAGAAGAAGGTGAAAAAGTATTTGAAGAAGATTTTAACAGAACACTACAAGCTGCTGAAAGACTAATAGGTGAAAGAAATATTAATTATATTGCTAAAGAAGTAATTGTTAATATGGTTTATCAGATAGGCGAAGGGGGTGTATCTAAATTTAAAAATATGTGGTCTGCTTTAGATAGAGAAGATTATGGTGAGGCATCATTCCAAATGCTAGACTCACTTTGGGCAAAACAAACACCAGCTAGAGCAGGTAAGTTAGCTGGAAAAATGAGGAGTGCAAAGTCATAATGTGGTTAAGTATAGCATCTAAATTAGTTCCAGGTATGATTAAAACTGGTATGTCTATTGCTT